AACGACTGCCCCTCTTGCATTGTTTCACGTGAAACATTTACTACTGCTTCACGCCCTTTAGTTCAGAGCAATACCTAGCCCAAAGATAAACTTCACGTATACTTTGCATAACATGGTTACGCTCTGGGCAAGTCTCTATGTGGCTAGTGATAAAATTATCTAGTGCCTCACAGTGCCGTGTTAGTTCTTCTACAAAGATTTCTTCTTTACCTTTGCTGAAGTTTAATGCCTCTGCTTCTAAGTCCACTGTACTGCCTCCCTATGTGTGTGTCTTTATAGTCACACTTTAAAGTAAAGCAATAAGCTTGTCAAGGTTTTTATACCTTAGCTTTCTGTGTCTATATTAAAAGGTAATGAGAAGCACTGGCTTACTGCCTTGGCATTATCATCAGGTCTTGACTTATACAAACGTAACATATCAAACTCTCGCCAAGATTGGCAAGACGCTTCTGTTTTAAACGCCATGTTAGGGGCGTGTATCTGAAAGGAACTCTTTACATTTACTGGGTTAGTAAGCGTTATTGCTACTACATAAATCCATATCATTATAGTTCTCCTTTGTATGGCAGTTTATCCACATGCCAAGGTGATTGAGTTAGGTAATGTCTACCATTTCGCATACATCCCCACTACATGCCATTGTTTGCATACCAGAGGTGTTATCTTCTACCTCGTAGTTATCAAACAAAGCCCAATCTACTTTAGGCGGTGACATATCAAGCATCTCATAATACTGCTCTTTAGTACACTCCTGATAAGGAGCCTGTTGATATGTGTGCTCATTGAAAGGCAGGAACGACACACCAGACATCTCATCAAAGTGCTTGTACACAAAAGCTCCTACCTCAAACCATTCGTCAGCCTTGACGTTAATCGTTACGCTAGGCTTATGCTCACACCAATGACGTTGATACATTAACCACATTTCTAGCTGCTCTAGTGCAGACATGTCAGCAGTATGCACAGCACCTAATGGCGATTGCATAGGGAAGCTAAACACTGTAGTAGCATCTGGCTTCATCACATCAGCCTCATTAGGGATGCCTTGATCCCGCATAAAAGATGTTAGTGGGTCTTTATTGTCACCGCGAACAGTACGGACATAATAGGGAGAATGACGAGCATGTATTCCAGAAGCCGAATCAACCAGTTGGGAAACTGTTCCACTGGGCTTGACGCAAGTAATAGCAGTGCTAATAGGGATAGAAAGACGGTCAGCCCACTCAGCGTTAGTAGTAACAGCCACATTTTTAAGATGCTCCAATGTTTCGCTTAAGCCTTCATTAGCCAAAGTCATTAAGGGGTTGTCCATTATCCCCGTGAGAGACACACCGAGCAATCGCTCTGCGGCTGTATTGTTAGTCCACACTTTACGCAAGTACGGAAAGTTGGTGTAGGTTGACTGAATGGTTCCAAGTACAGTTGCAATGCGGACTTTTCTTGAAAGGTCTTCCATACTGTCCGTGGCACGAATAACAACTTCCGTAAGATTGCAGAACTGATTCGGGCGTAAAATGATTTCCGAACAGGGGTTTGTTCCAAACTCATAGCAAGTCTCGCGTCTTCCATTCTTTGCTGCTTGTTTAACCGAAGCCTCTCTATTAAATATACCACGCTCTCCACTCCCACTTTCCATAAGGGCTGTCCACTCACGCATGAATGCAATGCTATCAGGCTTCTCTGAATAGGAAACTGAGTTGTTAGCTAATGCACGATGGGCTGCGTTCTCCCACCAGTTACCTGACTTAGCGTGTCGCATACGGTCATCAGATAAGTTTGACAAACTAATCATAGCACTACGACGAACACCACCTACTACCACAACCTCACCAATCTTACACATAAGATCATGGCACTCAATGCTAGACAGCTTACGTCCTGCTGCGCCTTTGAATGTGTTAATTGCAAACATAAACAGATCAACTAAAGGAGCAGGGCCACTAGCACGACCACCAAACGTCTTAAGCCTTGCACCAGCAGGGCGTACTCTACTTACATCCCACTTAGGAATCTCACCAGCCCATAGGAGTGCCAGCACTTGCCTGAGACCTTTCGCCCAACCTTCTTTGCTATCCTTAATAACAACAGTAGTATCACTCTGGAAGAGAGTAGGAATATCAGGGAGCTTACTGACGAACTGCCGCTCAACACTAAAGCCAACACCAGTACCACAAAGAAGGATGAACATAGCCTCATCGAAGGACTTAGGGTCATCTACGGGTAGGTAGGAGCAATTATACATACAGGTGTTGTCACGCTTTGCCGCTAAACCTGCAGTCATTAGTGACCTCATAGAAGGCATTACCTCAAGGCTAATAATAGCGTCACGCATTTCTTGAAGGTCTACTGGCTTGAGCCACGTCTTCACAATGTTCTGAATGTAACGCTCTACAGTCTCACCCCAAGTTTCACGGCGTCCTTCTTCTTCCATCCAACGTGCATAGCGGCTGGTTGCAATAAAGGTTTGATAGTCTGTTGGTAAGTAATTATTCATCTTCTTTCCTATCTAAATCTAACGTAAAGATTGCTCTACGTCCACTTTTTCCTACGTGTGCTTCCATTATAGTTTTTGCACTATGCAACATAACACACGCTAACATTAGGGTTTCTTCTCTGCTATCACACATCATTATCTGGCGGTCTATGGGCTGCATTAGCTGCTCCATTCTATCCTTGATATCAGACAAGATCAGTAAGGTCGGGCTTCCAGTAGTTAGCCCCCTTCAATACTTTACCATCAGGACGCTTGAGAGGTTTACCTGCTGAGTCTAGCTTAGACATATTAGATGCGTGTACTCTGCGTACAGCCTCATCCAAGTCCCACCCATAGGTAGCTGCATAGCCATACGTTACATACACCAAGTCAGCCAGTTCTTTAAGCATCTCTGCTGACCCGTCTGCATCACGCACTTCACTGTACTCTTCTTTGAGTAACAACCACCGAAAGCCTTCTAGCTTTCTACTGTAGCCATACTGTTCGTCAAGCGGGTGATCCATTGCCTCTGCAAACTGGCGTACCATATTAAGAGGTGAATCTTGTTGCGTAATCATCCTTGATCCCTCACGTTTATATTGGTTACTTCTACATCATCTATATCATAGATTACTCTAGTTAGCAAGTCTTTAATGTCCTCTTCGTAGTAGGTAGAGTGTGAAGATAGGATATTGTTTGACTTATCAATCTGTAGCACAAAGGTAACACTAAACCTCTCAACTTGCATCTTCTACCTCCGCAATAAGCCGATCTAAGTACCAACGTGCTTTCTTCAAGTCTTCTACTCCATTCTTGTAAGGCCAACGCCACAGGTACTTGAATGAGTTCTGCCAGCAGTATGCTTCATGTGGTGTTGTATCTGCACCCTCTGACATAGCTCTCATGGCATCAATACACTCAATGTCTGCGGTATTATAGTGGGGTGGCTTGTCTACCATGTCTACTTCAAAGGGCATTGTTGTCTCTCTCCATTTAGCCATTAGCAGCTACCTTTAGTTCTAGTAAATACATTGAGCGTTAGTACATTACCTTCTGCTGTGTACATAGGCTCTGGTGCATCTTCGTCATCTTCATCACCACCCTCTAGCAAACGATCTACTTTGTCTTCCAAGGCAAGCTTAACTTCTTCATAGACACCTGTATCATCATCATTCATCAACTCAAACAAACCAATCATGGCTAGACCTACACCCATAGCGTCTGCTAAGGCACTGTCAGTCATTTCATGATCGTCACTCTTGCAAATGCAAGTACCAATACGTCCATCACCCATAGGCTTGATTAGTACTGCAATCTCATCGTCTTCTAGTGTGTATGGCATTAAGTCTTCCTTTTTGTCTTAAGAGGTATCTTAGTCTGTGTAACACACCTTCCCCGCTCTGTCAACCATTCTTTTGGAATTAGCCTGTGGGAATAAAGAAAGTCATTCTTGTCACACCAATCACAGTATCTACTCTTAGCACCCTTGTATAGCTTGCCTCTAGCGTTACTAAATACAAAGCGTATGTCTAACTCAGGGTGCTGCCTTCTTACTTCTACATGCTTGCGCCTGTCCTCACTATCAAAGATACCCTTGGTCTCAATAAAGATACCGTTGTCTAACTGAAAGTCAGGCGTGTAAGTACGGTAACGTAAGTCCTCCCACTCTATTTTTAGTAACTCGTATCTAACCTTTTTCTGGCTCTCAGACAAAGCAAGAGCAGTCTGTTTTTCAAGACCGCTCCTGTACTTTGCTTTAAGGTGTAGCCTTGTAGGTTTAGGCATCTTCTGTTTTTAACTTAGTGTAATGCACCATAGGTGCGGTTAGTTTGCCTTGATAGGTTCTTGATGGCAACTCTTGGTACTCAGGCCAACAAGCTTTCTTAAATGAACAAAAGCTACACTCTCTGCATAGCGTCCTATTGCCTGACTCCTTCTTACGGTATGTCTCAGGTATGTCTGTGTACTTACGCTCAAGTGGCTCATCATTCTCTAGGTAGTCATACGTTGCCCTCATCTTGTCTAGTACTTCATCAACGTCTACCTCCTTAGCTGACACATACTTGTGATGACCATTAGCTTTGTTTACTACCCACCAGCCACCTACCTTCTTACCTGCTGCTGTAGCGTAGCCTACAAGCTGTGCTACATAGCCAAAAGGATCACTGGCTTGTAGTGTCTCAAGGTTAACAAACTTCTTAGTGTACGAGTAGTCAGATGCGCTCTTAACGTCATCTACTCTATTCGCCATCAATAAGTCATACTCACCTTTGATAGGTCTCCTACCTCCCCCTAAGTCTAGTGATACATAGGCATTGTCTTTAAACTCTACGCCAGCAGTACGTAAGATACCCTTGAATACTGCCTCAACTATATCACCTAGCATCATGTTCATCATGAACTGCTCTGGCATTGGTTCTTTCTCTTCTGGTCTATTCTTCTCAAACCAGAGTTGACACTTAGCGCGTCCTATGTTGGACATTCTAAGCCTGAACTTATCCCGTGGCCCACCGTTAAACTGCTTGTCTAGCCCTGCTGCAACATCAGAGGCAACGGAGTTAATCACCGCCTCTGACATTTTAGCTTTACCTAGAGTAGCATCACGCAT